CGACACCAAAGAAATTCTTTCATTATATTCTCCTTCATGTTGGTACAGTGTTTTTGTATGGATGAGAAGCAGGAAGAAGAGCAGTAAGTTTGAATTTGTGTGCTATATATCCCTCAACTTTTTCCCGTTCTGAATCGTGCAAAGGAATCGAAAATACAACTAACTCGGCAAGATCAAAAGAGCCAAAAGCATAATCAAATTGCTGTGTTTGATTTGCATAGTTGATATCCGGATCTCGACCTATTCTGAAGTCAGGAGAAAGAGATATATCTGTATTTGTAGGAGGATAATCTGAAGTATTCTCTAATGTACCATTGACATATAATCCTACCTCACCAGTATAACCTCCAACATCAGAAGCATTATATATAACGATCTTCCAATTTGTGTCAGGAGGAGCTATAAGATTATCTTCTGAGAATGTATTGCTGTTGTTATCGTAGCCTATTGCATTTGTATAGGTTGAGCCTGAAAAAGAATCTAAGAAATGTAACTGGTAAGACCTCCCACAATTAACCAAAGGAGCCTTATAGTAGTTTGCACCATTAAAATCAACATCACCAATAGGATCAGCAAATGCACGCACTAGCATAGCAATACAAACTCCATCTGTACCTGATAGATCCATCTTTGAATTATAATCTGTAGCAAGGAATTCATGATCACCATTTGCAAATCTCGCAAAGTTGAAACCTGATACAGTTACAGATTTAGAAGGTGATCCTGCTCCTGTATTATAGTTGTTGTTATTCCCTGCTTGATTTGAGAATGAAAAGGAGTTCTGTCTATCGATCCATGTCGTTACATCTCCTCCTGATTCATTCATGTCAACATCACTAGATAACCAAATAAAACAATCTGTATTATTATGATCGTCACTAGGTAACCAACCACTATAAGCACCATCTGAATCTTCTGTATCTTCTGTTCTCTGCATTTTAGGTGAAGGAATGCCTAATGTAACAGTACACTCTTGAGCATCGATCGAGTAATCACAACCCAACACCATGCAATATCTACCCTTATAGATAGGATCTACTGTATCATACAAGTGCTCTACATAGTTAGATCTGAAGGTTACAATATCACCAGCTACAAGTGTTGCAAACCTCAAAGGAAGTTTCACAGACAATCTTTCAGATATGTATAGATCCCAAACTCGCAAACGTCTTAAATCTTGTAATGCTTGTGATTGTCTATTGTCTGGATCTCCTAGATAGTACAAACTAAAATCACGTTCTATTTCTGAGAGTGCAGGAAGAGAATCAACACGAGATCCATTGTAAACACCTCCTGAGTAGTACACATTTACAAAGTTATATTTGATGTATGTTGTTCTATAGATGTTTGCTATATCAGGAGAAAAGAAGTCATGTTGTAACACATCAATAATATCATAATCAGATATCTCTGCTCTTAGATCTGGGGTTTTTCGTGTCTCTATTCCTTCTGGATCTGTACATGCTCTAATAGATATAGAATCCTGTCTGTAGACCGGAAAAATACCAACTGTCAAAAAGATATCTACGATGGATCTAAATCCATTTGTTAGAGGAGATTCCACTGCAAAGCCTATATCATAATCAGCACCTGTAGATCTTGTTATCTCTTTGCTTGCTCTCCTTGCATCTGATACATCAAAGATTTGTTTGTCAATCCTCCCACCTATAGACCATTCAACAGGATACGTATCAAACTCTCCATTGTTACCTGTTCCTGTACTGGTTAGAATGCTTGCTAGGATCTCATATGGTTCTCCTTGTAGCCATGCACAATAGCGAACAGTAGATCCTGAAGGTGCAACATCTCTAGATTTGTTGTTATATGTTGCTGTAGTGCATCCTGTTAGAGTTGTACTTGTTGAGCCTGTCCAAAATACATAGAAGTCTACTGATCCATTTGTAATTCTAGCTATACCCTTTGATCCTGCCTTCTTAAAAAAAGAAGCATCTGTTAGATTTAATGTAGTATCAGAAGTACCAAAAGAAGATGTGCTTGTTGTTGTTTGTCCTACTTCATAGAACAGAGAGAAATGAGGAGGATCTGATTCACTAAAAACTGTTCCTGCTCTGGTATCAAGTGACGTTTGCAAAGTAGATAATAGATCCTTAAAACCCAACGAAAACAGACCTCTTTGCCCTGATATCGTATCAAGTGATCCTATTGCTAGGTTTCTGAATCCTTGCCTATTTATTGAGCATTGAAGAACCGCAATTTGTCCTCTTCTCATCTTTGGAAGTATTGATCTAATATCACCTGACAACTGAAGAGAAAAACCACCAAAGGAAACAGACCATCTTTGAGGAATTACCCTCGATCCTGTTATCCTTACAGAACCCCTTGCAATCTGAACAGCCCCTGCATCATCCTCAACAGAAAAGGGTTCTCCTAGAGCATTAAGAACACCGACAAACTCTAATCTATATCTTACATATAAGGAAGATCGATTGAGAGAACCGACAAATTCAAGATCCCAACTCATTAACCTATATCCTTAAATTGTTGTATTCTTTGACGTTGCATGAATTCCGGTCCAAACTCTTCAACCCCTCCAATGGTTGAAAATGGATTTGTGCCACCTGAAGCAGCAGGAACATCTGAAGGTTTGAAGTTAGGAGATCTATCAATACCATCAAAACCAGAATGAAAGTTAAATAATGTATGAGTATCTAGATATAATCGTACATTAAGAGAGAATAAACGACCTCCTTCATTTGTTATGATGTTCTGTCCTATATCAGAGGCTGATCTTCTTAATGTAGGCCAAAATCTATAATATCTCGCAAATGCTCTTTCTGGGTATGTATATGTCATTCTAGGCTCTACGTTAATAGATCCACCTGTTGAAGAGGAAAAAGAACCATCTACTGAGTTAATCTTCTTCTTCTCTATTATTGATGTAGGAGAATTTGTCTGTATTGTTATGTAATCTCCTGCTGTTGGAAGATTTGCACCTGTTACATCTTTGAAAGGATTTGATCCTAACAACTGAGATAATGAATTTTGCTGAGGAGTATTGAGAAAAGGATGTATATAAGCTTTATCAGAATCAGCACAGAAGGAAACATAACCTCCTCGATCTAGATGGTTTTGCATAGATTCTAACTTCATAGCGAGATCTTCACCTAATAACATACGATCTCTTTGAATGGTTACAAACTCTCTTTGCAATCCATGAGATAAATATCTTCTTCCGCCTCGTGAAATACTCTCTGTTACATCATATTGAAACTCTGAAAATAACTCTCCTAACTTCTCACCTAGATCAATCGTTACAAGTTGCCTAGCATCAGGAATAGGAAAATAGTAAAACTTTGCATTGCCCATATCATCGACCTCCAAATAAGGGAGAAGTAGAAGATCCGAATGTTTGAAACCTTCTCTCTATTTGTCTAACTAATTCATCAACGGCATTAGATTCTACTACAGCTGCATTTATATTGATAGTCATGCCACCTTGCCCCATGCCCATAGTTCTCTGAACTGCTTGAGGCATTTGACCCGTTTCAGGCACAACAAACTCCCCTCTGTGCAACATAGCAAGACCTTCATCTGAACCTGTAAACTTGATGCCGCCTCTCGCTGATGGAATATAACGACCGCCCGATCTAAATCCTGCAATACCAACTAATTGCTCTAGTCTTCTTCTGAACTCTTCACCTCTTGCTTCTTGCCTTCTGTCTCTCGCTTCTTTTCTTTCCTGTCTTCCTTCTCTTGTGAAGATGGATCTGAAAAAGTCTTTGAGAATACCAACAAATTCAGCGATACTTTTGAAGAATCCAAATACAACACGATCAGCAAACTCAACGAAGAGAGGAGGTAGAACATTAAAGAGTATTCTAGGAAGAGCCTGAAGACCTAGTTCTATAGCCTTTGCCCTTGCTCTGATATCCTGCTCAACACTTTTCTCTATCTCTGCAACAGTTTCACCTCTTTGTCCTAGTTTCGAGGCTATAGCAAGAACAGCAAGAACACCTGTAACAGCAACAGCAGCCCCTGCCGATATTCCTGCACTCAAAGCACTTCCTACTTTTCCTCCTGCTTTTCCTAGTACCTTTACAGCCTTTGAAAATGCTTCTCCTACTCCTATCTTCAATTTGGTTATCAACTCTTCAAACTTACCCATAAAAGAGCCTTCAAACGTGATTTCAGGAACAGCAACACCATCTTGAAAGTCTACAGCAGTTGTAGCCCTATTGAAACTCTGTTTCAAACTATCAACCCATCCATCTATTTTTTCAACATTGAAAGTCTGATCTAGTTTTTTACCAATAGCGGCAAAAGCTATAGAAAAATCAGAAATGAATTTGTTTATGTCAAATGAGACAAATCGACCAAATAGATCATTAAGAACATCTGTGAGTGTTCTAATCTTTTCTGTTGTTTCCTCTGTGCTTTTCCCTAGATTATCCATTTCAGAAGATGCTCCTGCTGCACCCTTACCAAATCCATCAAAGGAAGTATTAAGAGTTTGCATTGTGCTTTCATACTCTTTCATGTCCTTCTTTGCTTTGTCTATTGCATTTGATAATCTATTTGTAGGATCTACTGTTTCAATCGTAAAATTTGCAAGACTAGACATGGCT